GGTTCCAACAGGCTCGCAAATCCACCGTAGTTGACTGCCTCGGGATTGCCACGCTTAACACCTGGTGCTTGCATCTGTGCGCGAGGCTGAGCCTGCTGCAACAGTCCTGCCGCCTGACCGAATGGCATACGCATCGGAGCGTTGTAAGCAGATGAGCCTGACGCGCCAGACATCAATCCAGGAAGATCGCTTCCCATCGAGGCACGAGCGATAGCGTCAACGTCCGGGTACGCAAATGCCGAAGGAGACGCGCCGATACCTAACTGACTGTAAGCCTGCCCGAGCGACCCATCGATAATGTCACCAGGGAATGCCATCATATTGACCGGAGATGCCGCCCCAGGCATAGCAACGGGCATAGCCTCTGCTCCCACCAGTGGAGCAAACTCAGCCATTGTTGCTGGGCCATACACCGGAGCAGCTAAGCCAGCCTCCAATGCTCCAGCACCAGCAGCACTACCACCTGCGCCTGTCAGCGCACCGTATCCAGCACCACCAGCACCACCGAGAGCAGCGCCCATGAGAGCGCCTTTCATCGGGTCATCCCGGTTCATCGCAGCACCGGCAACAGCACCGACAGCCGCCATCGTTAACGGATCAGCCATTATCGACTCCCGTATGCGCCAAGCAGACCGCCAGCAACAGCACCAGGGGTGCCGCCTCCCAACGCCCCACCCAGCGCAGCACCACCCAGCGCACCCAACATCGGGTTGCCGATGATCGGCTGAGTTGCCATCATTCCAGCAGGAGCGCCGTAGACACTACCCAGGAAGCTCTGCAACGCTTGCATGGGAGCAAGTTGCTGATAGTTGAATCGAGCAATGTCTGACGCTAGTTGCCGCTGCTGGTAGTCCTCCGACATCGCACCAACATTCGCCAACCGCTGAATGTCACCGTATTGAGTCTCAGCCAGCGCAGGTGCACGAGTTGCCGCAGCTTCCTGTCGAGCGCGTTCAGCCTCATAATTCTGATACGCCAACCGTCCAGCAATATCCGACAACCCGGTAGCCAGCGCACCCTCTGCCCGACCTTCCAGTTGCCCCATTGCTCCAGACCCGTATCGGCCAGCAGAGGAGGCAGCAGACCTAGCGCGGTTGATCGCGTCCATGTACTGCGTTTCTAGTGGCCTTGCAGCAGCCTGGAAGGCTCCCTGGAAGAACGGATTGCCTCCGAGGTATGCACCACCAACTGTCGCCTGTTGCTGGCCTAGCGCAGCCTGTGCAAGCGGAGAACCAGCACGAGCACGCTCTGCTGCGGCTTGCATGGCTTCCGATGTGAACTGGCTAGGCCCGACGAATGTCTGACCACCGTAGTATTGCGGTGGGCCAGCTTCGTACAGCCTGCGTGCCTCGCCTAGACCAAACTCTACAAAAGGCTGAACTGTAGGATCGAGCCTTGTCTGACTAACTTGTTGTCCACCACCACCAGCCATATCACACCTCTGCTATCCACTTGCGCGGACGAAATCCGTATTTCGATGCCACGCGCTGCCAGCCAGGACGATTAGAATCAAACGATATTCTACGCGCCCCACCCTGCTTGGCAATCGCAAATAATTCCTGCATTCCCTCATCCATCAACCACGCACCCCAACCACACCAAACGTGCAGCGTGTCACCCTGCGGTTGAACTACACCAAACCCTGTGACCCGTGAGTCACCCAACACAAACAGCATGGACTTACCGGCATAACAGTCAGCGTAAACATCCTCTGGAATCCACGGCTCCTGACTTGCCTCTTTTACCTCTAGCAGAGCAGGTCTGACCTGATCCCAGACCAACCGTAGTTCCTCCGGTTTTACATACCTAGCCGAGTACGACATACCGATACGTCTTGTCCGCTGTGCTGTTGGCAAAATGGTTGACAGTACACTGCCCTTGCGTCTGGTTGGATGCGTAAATGTCAGACGATGACGATTCGTCTACCTTGTTGATCGTGACAATTGCACTCGGAGTTGCTGGACGAGTTGGACTGGTCTGTGTTGGTAGCTGCTCAAGACTGACGTCAGTTGATGTAGTCGCCCACATCAATTGAACGTAATCACCCGCTGCCAACTGGATGTAGTAATTCAGCGCAGCAATCAGATGACCATCTGTCCCACCGTGAGAGTTAGGCACTGAGAACTTACTGTTAGACCCAGCAACATCCGTCCCGTTCTTCCGAAACCAAACGTCTACGTCTTGAATCGCAACATTGGTATTAGCAAACTGAAACGAAAACTGAATGTTGTACACCCCAGCAGACCGAACAGTAATCTGTGAACTACTGACAATCGCAACACCAACCGCATAATCCGTCGTATTCAACGTAACGGCATAAGCAGCAGTGGTGCTAGCAGCGTTCTGATCCGTAGTGTCTTGAAACGCCCCGTACGGCACTGCATCCGCTATGGCAGCAGCGGAGTAGGGGACAAACAGGATGATGCTGTCAGGGCTGATCCTAGCGTCGTACAGGGTCGTTGTCGTAGCGTTCCCTGTTGCCAGCGTCAACAGACCAACAGAGTTGATCTTACCGTCAAGAACCCGGTTGACAACCTCGGCAGTCTCTCGCGGATTGCCACCCTGTTGAGGTAGCCGACGAAACATCAGCGGCCTCCACAGGGAACAAGATCGAGATCAGACCCGACTAGGCTTGACCAGTTGCCAGTTGGTACAAAAGACAGACGATGATACTTCCCGCGACTGCGTAGAGAAACGCGATTATCGCTATCAGCAGCAACAGGGCTCGCATAACTGATATTCCCGTCCAGACGTTTCCTAGACGCTATCGCTACGGTACACGAACCACCGTCGATGATCGGCCTTGCAAGCGTTGCGAGAGTTTCAAGACCCTGCGTCTCAATATCGCCAGTCTGCAACGTAGCAGTAAGGTTCGAACCGCCAAACGAAATGATCTTAGCACCGCTCACCCCGCCTGCAAGCAGCCTGCCGCCAGTCCAAATACGCGAGTCCAAACTAGCCGGAACAGTGTCCAGCGTAGGATACAGCGCACTCAGAGCCTCTAAATCCGTTCCGCTCGTAGCAATCGTGGAGATGTAGTCAGCAGTGGTATCACCGTGACTCCACTTGTCCGTAGACCAGTTATACACAAGCAACTGCTTGTTGGCGAAGATATCTGTAAAGCCCCAACTGACAGTCTTATTGATAGGGTCTACAGCAGCAGACATCTGATCCAACTGGTCAGGATCGCAGAAGTCGAAGAACCACCGATCTACACGCTCCGACCCAATAGGCTTAACGCTCTGTCCGTCGGTCATGTAGAAGCCATCGTCCGACAGGAAATAGGTAATCCCACCGTATCTGACAACGGAACGCGATTCGTAACACCCGAGAGCAGTGGTAACGTTGTCGAACTGGAAGAACAGTGGCGCACCAATGTACGACATCCGTACAATCGACCGCTCCAGCAGGATGATTCCAAACTCACCCCCGGTGATTCCGCGAATCTCGCCACCGTCAGGAATGTCCTGCGTGTCGGATTGGCTTGCAACACCAGGAGTCCAATCGGTCTCGTCGTTGATGTCCGACCAGTAGAGTCGATTGGGATACGTCGATGTTTTCCCGGCTACAACGAAGTCACGCACCGTGGTAACGAACTGTGCAGTCGGAGCAGCAGCAGCAAGGTCAGCAAAGTTGGATGACGAGCCAACAGTCCATGACTGTAGTTTGTCCTGACCGTTAGCAGCGATTACTTTCTGACCGAACTGTGTGAACGTCCATTGCGCTGTCAGCGTGTAGGCTGATGCTGTACGCGATACGTCCATCAGGTATCGATAGGTGACAGCAGTTCCGCCCGATGTGTACGCGCCAAACGCTGTGGAGTTAACACCGTTCAGACTGAAGGTGTTAGCGTCAATCCGAGTGATCGTGTAGGTGTTGCCGTTCAGTTGCGTCATCCCGCCAACACCGGAGATCGTCACCTGAATGCCAGTCCTGAACCCGTGACCGTTGGACGTAATCACACAAGGGTTAGCCTGCGTTGCACCAGTGATCGTGACGGATTTGGTCGGAAAGTATCGCCAGAGGTAATTCGGACTTGCACCGAACAATACAGTGTCAGTCATCCACCGACCGACAAAACAGGTCAGCAAGTCTTCTGTCGCAGCGTTAGAGAAGTCGGCAGCGGATGGCATCGGGCCATAGCCTACAAGCGTAGGAATGACGTTCTTAGCCTCAACCAGACTTCCGGCTACTCCCGGCCTGTCTGGTGTCCACTGACCGAATGTGATTCTCATGCCCAAACGCGAACAGGGTTAACAGGAGCGACTTTGTACTGCTCCAGATTGGCAGGGGTGGCCTGATC